ACAGGGGGCAGAGAAAGGTGCGGCTAATCTTAAGTCGAGTTTAGCTAGTGTTGGTAAAGCTGCCAGCGTTGCATCTGTAGCCATCGCTGCTACGGTCGGAGCCATGGCTAAGTTCATCTCTTCCTCTCTGGATGCCGCAGACGCTATCGCCAAAGGTTCAGCCAAGTTGGGCTTGACCACTACAGCGTATCAAGAGTTGAAGTTTGCTCTAGGTCAAGTCGGCATCTCGTCCGAACAAATGAATATTGGTATGCGGCGATTCACTCGAACCATCGGTGAATCCGCACAGGGTAGTAAGACTGCAATGGACGCTTTTCGTAGTTTGGGTGGGGAGTTCGAAAACTTCACCGGAATGGGCGGCGACATCGAAGACCAATTTGAAGGAGCCTTGGAGGCACTGGCTGGTATGGAAGACCAGAACCAAGCCTTGGCTATCAGCATGAAAATATTTGGTGACGCTGGTCAGGGATTCATGTTGGCTGCAAAGGCAGGGGCATCGGGTATCAGGGAACTACGCACGGAAGCTCAAGAGTTGGGACTCATCCTCGACGAATCTACCATCAAGAAATCTGAAGCATTGAACGATAAGTTCGCAGCATTAAAGCAAACTGTTGACGCATCATGGGTACAACTATGGGCTGACTTCGCTGTTAATGTTCTCGACCTTGGTACATTCATGGATCGGTTGAATGGTGCTGTGAAGGAATTGATGGCAGGGGATACTCTGGAAGACCAACTGTTTGACGTAAACAATGCAGCTATCGAGCTTGGCGAAACCATCAAGGAACTTCAGGAAGATGTTGACGGCGGATTCCTTTTCAAAGGAATGGCTGATGCTGCTGACGCTAGACTCGCTGCTGCTAAGGCGAAGATGCGTGAACTTAAGCAGGAACACGATAGAATTACATCGGAAATAGATGCCCGTGATAACAAACTCATCCCTTCTACAACGGATAAAGAACGCAACGTCGGCACCGTTACACTAGGGGCGGATACCACTTCATCTGCTGCGGTAGCCAAGGCTGCTGCATTGCGTACCTCGTTGACCGCAGAGATTCAAGCCTTCTACGGTAACCTAAAGGGCATCCAGTTGGCTAACACCACTGACCAGCTTGACAAGATGAAAATGATTTACCAGAACACTCGGGATCAAATCATGGAGCAGAGTGAAGAGTTGCGTCAAAACGACCAAGCCACTTCTGAAGAAAAGATCATGATTAAACAGAATGAGCAGGAACAGCTTCTCGAATTGGAACGTGGATACCACGCTTCTGTTGCTGAGATACAAGCCAAGGCGGATGCCGACGCTGCTGAAGCACGCAAGAAGAAGATTGAAGATAATAAGGGTGCCATGGATCACATGCTGGAAAACTGGAACGACATGACATCCAAGATGGATCAAGCATCGGCTGGTTGGTTGAACAATGCTTCTGAAGGATTGACTGACTTCGTAATGGGCGGTGAGTTAGACTTCCGTGCATTCGCTGACTCCATTATCCGTGACCTGATTCGCATCATGATCCAGAAGCAAATGGCTGGTATGTTCGGTGCTATGTTCGGTTTGGGCTTCGCTGATGGCGGTGTCATGTCCGGTGGTACCCCTACACCGTTCGCTAAAGGTGGCGTAGTCAACGGTCCGACTACCTTCCCTATGAGTGGTGGACAAACTGGATTGATGGGTGAGCGTGGCTCTGAAGCCATCATGCCCCTATCACGTGGTAAGGACGGCAAGCTAGGAGTTAAAGGCGGCGGTGGCGGTGGAGTCAACATTGGTTCCATCAACATCAAGGTTGATAGCAATGGTCAAGACGGTGGACATGCTCAAGCCAAGCAGATTTCCGCTGAGCTTGAAAAGATGCTTCGTGGTCTCATCAATAATGAGATGGACACACAGAGACGCATTGGTGGGTCATCCAACCCAGTCAATATCACCGTCTAATATTGTAAATAACTTAACAGAGGTAATACACAGATGGCAACTGCACTACCACACCCTGAGCTTGTGAGTCAATCCTCGTCTCGGGCAAGAACATATCGCACACTACGAGCACAATTCGGCGACGGCTACTCACAGCGAGCATCCGACGGGATCAATGATGCCCGTGATACTTGGAGTGTCAACTGGGAAAACGTTGACAGCACAGAGTATGCAACTATCACCGCAGCGTTAGACGCCGTGAGTGGTTGGGACATCCTGACATGGACTCCTCCGAATGAGGGGACTTCCAAGAATTGGACCATCATGGGTGACACTTCTTACACTGCAAAGTCGGGTGACCTTTGGGACATCACTGTGCAGCTACAACAGGAGTTTGACATCTAATGTCGGAAATTACGGAGCTTGTTCAACAGCCTGCACTAGGACAGTTGGTCGAATTGTTTACATTCGACGCCTCTGGTATCGGTGGGCAAATCTATTACTTCACTCCCATGACGGAGAATGGAGCTAATGTTGAATGGGGCGGACAAGAGTACACTCCAATTCCAATCATGTTCAAAGGAGCAGAGCGTTCATCGCAAGGTGCACAGCCTCGTCCTACATTGGAAGTGTCCAACGTATCCAAATTCTTACACACCAGCGTCGTGACGTTGGGTGACTTGGTAGGTGCAAAGGTAACACGCACGAGAACCTTCTCGCATTTCTTGGACAATGGTTCATCGCCGGACGCCACAATGTTCTTGGCACCTGACATCTTTGTTGTTGAGCAGAAGACGGCTCATAATAGAACATTCATTCAATGGTCGTTGTCCACGTACCTAGACCAAGAGGGCGTGAAGTTGCCTAAGCGGCAAATTCTGCGTGACAACGCTGACGAAACTCTTGCCTTCCCCGGTGCTGGCAGAGTACGAATCAGGTAAGGGAAAGATTATGCAACTAACATACGAACAAAGATGTGCATTCAGGGATCATGTGGTAGCTGAATACCCCAATGAAGCGGTGGCTATCCTTCACGGTGGGCAGTTAATACCCCTTGAGAACGTCTCAGATACACCCAGAGAGGCGTTCAAGGTTGATCCTCATGTGTACTTGCGTTACAGCGAGGGACTGGAGGCGGTCTTACACAGCCACACACACGAACTTGAAAAGTTCATGAATCAGGATATCGATTTACGGACACCTTCTGCTCGTGATATGCAAGGTCAACGAGACACAAATGTACCATGGGGAATCGTGAGTACCGAAGGTGAGGACATCTCTGAGCCAGTATGGTTGGGTGTAGCACCAGCACCATTACGTGGTCGGCATTTTGTTCACGGTATATGGGACTGCTATTCAATAGTCAGAGACTATTACCTAATGGAACGGGACATCACCTTACCTGATTATCCTCGTAACATCAATTGGTGGGGCAGCGACGGTCAGGGTATAGATGAGAATTTCTATATGGACAAATATGCGGAAGCAGGATTTGAAGTGGTAACCGACCATTCAACGGTTAAAAAGGACGATGTTGTATTGATGCAGATACGTGCCGAAGTAACAAACCACGCTGCTGTCTACTTGGGTGATAACAAGATACTACATCACTGTTTTGGAATGCTTAGCTGTGAAGATAATTACAATCGTTGGGGCAAGTACGTCACACTGATTGTTCGATATAAGGGAACAAAATAATGCTACGAAGAGTAATATTACATGGTGCATTGGCTGAGAAATACGGTCGAGTACATAAGTTGGATGCTAACACGCCGAACATGATCTTGCGTGGAATGTGTTCAGGCTTCCCCGAGTTCAAACAGGACATGCGGGATGGTTTGTATAGCTTCGTATACGGTGAAATAGACAGCCCGTCCAGTCGTATTGAGATCAATCCCGATCTCGCATCACTTAAACTTGGTCAGCAAACTGACTTCCACATCCTGCCAGAGGTAGAAGGGCGAGGTAGAAACCTTGGTCTGTTCATTGGTATCGGTCTCCTGATGTTTAGTGGCTTCGGTGCCGCAGGTGTTATCGGAGCAGGTGGTGGTATGGGTGCTACAGCATTCGGTGTGGGAGCATTCACCATGACATGGGGTAGCATAGCGATGATTGGTCTCTCATTGACCTTGGGTGGTATCTCACAGATGATGGCTCCATCCCCTAGTGTTGGCGACAGCATGGGTTCAGAGCGTCCTGACGAACGTCCTAGCTTCTTGTTCAATGGTGCGGTCAATGTGGGTGAACAGGGCGGACCTATTCCGCTAGTATACGGTCAGTTCCGCACAGGCACAACAACTATTTCTGCTGGTATCACTACGGAGAAACTACTATGAGTGATTTCTTCGATAAGAAACTTGACACACTTGAAGGTCGTAAGGGTTGTTTCCCTGCTGGCATCATGGTATCCACACCTACTGGGCAGCGTGCCATTGAAGGTTTGGTCGTCGGTGATGAAGTTTTCGCCTTTGACAAAAATGGTGATGTAACTGTAGGCACAGTATCGGAAACATTCGTTCACACATTGGCTGATACCCCTAGCAAGATCATCATCATTGCACACTCCGGTGGCGTACTTCAATGTACTGACAACCACTGGATTCAAACTTATATTCATTCAGACGATGGTTCAGATGACACTACGTTATTCGTAGAGGCTCAGAACCTTAAGAAAGGC